TTTTTCGTGTAGTTTTTCATTGGTTTTGATCCTTTGGTCATTGCTAGTGATAAGGAACCCTACCATTGGCAGTGGGTAGACTGTCAACAGGAAAAATGATATTTCAGAAATATTCTTTGCAAAGCACAGCACAGCATTGGCACAGCCGCCTATATATAAGCACGGCAAATGCACCGGATTGGACTGCGAATGGATGGACTGGATTCCTGTTTGATATATCTCAGCACGCACAGCATAGACAGAGACGCGCGGCATTGCCGGTGCAACAATGCCAGCGCCGCACAGCATCGACCCAGCGGGGGAAGCAAAACAAAGGCATCGTCCCCGCGACGCGCGGCCACGGTCTATGTGTGT